ATTGAACGTGCTGGAAGTCATATCATATCCAAACAACCGCCTCCATTGATACTTGGTACTTGTAACCCTGCAAATAATTGGGTGAAAGATAAAGTGTACAATCGGTGGAAGGCAAACGATATGCCTGATAATTGGCTCTATATTCCTTCAAAGATTACCGATAACCCATACATACCGCAAGACTACTTAGAAAGCCTTAAATCAATGCCAAAATATCAATACGAGGTATTCGTAGAAGGTAATTGGGATATTCAACTCAAAGTAGGTGGTGAGTTTTATAAATGCTTTGAATTAGAGAAGCACGTTGGTGCTTGTAGCTATGACCCTTCATTACCTTTGCACATTAGCTTTGATGAGAATGTGAATCCGTATTTGCCTGTTGGTATCTTTCAAATTGAACGCAAGAACATTAAACAGATATCAGAAATAGCAGGAGTTAATCCAAACAACACTATCAAAGCGGTATGTTCGGAGTTTAAACGTAAGTATCACGGACATACTTCGGGGTTATTCGTATATGGTGATGCAACATCACAAAAAGCGGATGTAAAGTTGGAGAAAGGGCATAACTTCTTTCGTTTGATTATGGATGAACTTAAAGAATATCGTCCTCAACTTAGAGTTGCAAAGTCAAATCCATCTGTGGCAATGCGTGGAAACTTCTTCAACCAAGTGTTGAATAGCGAATTTGATGGTATTACTTTCAAGATTGATGATTCTTGTAAGAGGGCAATTAATGACTTTGTATTGACTAAAGAGGCTGCCGATGGCACTAAGAACAAAGAAATGGAAACCGATGGGCAAACTAAAGTAAGATACCAAAAGACTGGACACTTTACCGATTTAACCGATTACTTGTTGTGTTATGCCTTCGCTGAATCGTTTAGTAAGTATCAACGTGGTGACATTGGTCAAACCATTACCATCGGCAAGGTGCATAGTAAAAACAGTTACTAATGAACATACGAAACCCAAAGAACGAGATATTTGCCATATTGATTATGATGGTAGTAGTATTTTGTTATTTCGTATACATATTCTCCATACTTTTTTAAGTGCGTTACTTTTCGTATATTTGCATCAAACTTTGCCAATGAGTTACCTAATCTTACAAGACTATAAGAAATTGATTCAATCCGATAACCTATCTCAAATCATAGGTTCTGATTATTCTTTAGTAACTCAGATGCAACTCGCAGCACAAGCAGAGGTAGTTAGTTACTTACGACAAAAGTATCTAACATCGGCAGAGTTTACCGATACGGCTATCTACAACTACAACTTAACATATTACGGCAAGAATAGAGTGTATTTTGATGCACCTGCATTCAGCACCACATCAACCTATGCACTTCATTCGCAGACGTTATACTTGGGCAATGTTTACAAGAACACAATAGCCATAACCGTTGCAGGTGCTTGGAATCCTGCTAAGTGGGTATTACTTGGCGCACAATACGATATCTTGTATGTTGGTCTTGACAGTCCTGAATGGGATTATTACGCAACTTATCAAGTAGGTGACGATGTATGGTATGCAAACAAAACATACACTTGTGTTGTCGCTAATTTATCGGTTCAACCGAATGAGCATCCTGAGTTTTGGGGTACAGGTACAACATACTCAAGGACAGGTAATTCGTTAATAGAAGGAGATGCTGCTTGGATTACAGCAGATAACCGCAATCAACAAATGGTTAATATGATGATAGATGTAACATTATTTCATCTTCATTCACGCATTGCACCTCGTAACATTCCAGACCTTAGAGTTAAGCGTTATGATGATGTAATTGCTTGGTTGAAGAATTGCAGTAAAGGTACTGACATCACCGCAGACTTACCATTGATACAACCGAAGTCAGGTCAACGAATACGTTATGGTTCACGATTGGTCAAACAAAACAACAACTACTAATGGGTATAATCAGCAACATCAAGAACGTACTATCACCAACACCTAAGATAGTTCAATCGGCTAAAACACCGATAGTACCTATTCAGTTACTTCGTATTCGTCAAGATGTAACAACAAGAGCAGCAGCTATCAACGAGGCAGAACGAGCCTATTATCCATTTCGTGTAAAGATGCAACAAATGTATGTCAACACAAGAGAGAACGGATTCATCAAGGCGTGTGTTGAACGTAGAAAAGATTTAACACTACTTCGCAAATGGGAGTTTAGAACCGCATCAGGTGAGATAGACCAACAACTAACCGACTTACTTTGTCATACAGTCAATGGCAAGACGCAACTCAAGACTTGGTTCACTACCTACTTATCCATTTGTATGGACGCTTTGTTCTTCGGTTATTCAGTTGTTCACTTGGATGATATTATTGATGGTGAATTTCCATATATCAACACCATCAAGCGTGAGAACGTATCACCTGACCGCATCACTATCGGCTCGTTTGCTTATATGACGAGTGGATGTAAGATACAAGAGGAGGAAGAGTTTAAGAATTGGTATGTATTCGTTGGTACACCTAACGAAACAGGCGCATCACGTTGCGGATATGGATTGTTTTGGGAGTTATCTATCTACGAAATATTTATGCGCAACCTATTAGGCTTTAACGGAGATTTCGTTGAGTTGTTCTCGCAACCATTTAGAGTTGGTAAGACTAACAAGACTAACGAAGCCGAGAGACAAGAGTTCGCCAATACCTTAGCGCAGATGGGTTCATCAGGTTGGGCGGTATTGGATGACATCGGTGATAGTATCGAGTTCATAGAGACATCACTTGGTGGAAGTGGATATAAGGGTTATGATAACTTTGAGGCAAGACTTGAGGCTAAGGTATCTCAGATAATACTTGGTCACGCTGATGCTATCAAATCAATCGCAGGTAAGTTAGGAAATAGTAGTGAAGAATCACCTGCACAACAAGCACTCAAAGATAAGCAAACCAAAGACGCATCGTTTGTTTTACCATTAGTAAACAAGCAACTATTCGACCGCCTAAGAGCATTAGGTTTCAACATAGCTGAGGGTTCAGTAGCTTGTATGATGAATGATAGTGAAGAGGTTGATAACGCTAATACTATCGCAGACTTAAGTGTTAAGATTAAGCAAGGTGGATTGCAGATGGATGGTAAATACTTCACCGAGAAGACTGGCATACCATTGGCAGAGATAGTTGTACCGACACCGAATGCACCTACGTTTCCTGCAAAGATTCAGAATAAGTTAAACAAGATGTATTCTAAACATAGACATTAATGGAGTACAGTAATAGTCAAATAGAAAAGTTAATCAAGGGCATTGAGGACGGTAGTATTACCGAACTTGATTTGCCATTAGATTACTATCAAGCATTGACTAAATACTTAGAGAAGGCAGTCTTAGAAGGATTTGGTGTAGGATTTGAAGCTATTGCTACCGACCCATTCTTACAAGAGTTAGTAACGAATGTTTATATGTTTGGGGCGGCTAAAACTTACCAACAAGTCAAGGAAATAAGTAGTTTACTAACGGATGAGAACGGAAACGTAAGAACATCTCGTGAGTTCAACGATATCGCAAGACAAACATATGATAATTGGAATGATAATTGGGGAAGAACCGAATACAACACCGCAATAGCACAAGCAGATAGCGCATCGAAGTGGCAACGAATAGAGCAAGAGAAAGATGTGTTACCAATACTTGAGTATTCAGCCATTGGTGATGCTTGTGATATATGTCAACCATTAGATGGAATGACCGCACCTGTTGATGACCCAATATGGGATAGCGTTGCACCTACCAACCACTTTAACTGCAAGTGCATCGTCTTGCAACACGATGAGAGTAAATCACTAACCGAATCACCTGAGGATATTGTTGGTCCTGTTGTCGAGCAGATGCAATCGAAAGGACAAGATATATTCATCAACAACGTAGGCAAGACCGGTGAGATATTCACCGCAGACCATCCCTACTTCGATGCACCTGCGGAACTTGGGCAAGATAACTTTGGATTACCTTTACCTAACTTTGAAGAAGAATAAATGAGTACAATAATACACAAAGGCTACAAAGCCAATATGACCATTGATATGATACAAGCGTGTCTTGACTTTTGGAAGGTGCGTAACCGACCTGTCGAAGAGATAATGCTTAGAGCAGATAAGTGGGCAGAGTTTAAAAGAGGAATGCTTGAACGCAAACCTGAGTGGGAAGCTGACCTTGAACACTTTAACGAAGTATCGTTTAAAAACGTAACTATCAAGAAAGGTAGTGAATTTATGGACAAGGCATTAATGGAAAAGCTACGAGTATTAGTTTACGATGATGAACATATTGAGATGGTAAAACAACAACAACAAGACACCGACTTAGGATAATGGGGATAATGCACCGATTCAACTTACAGCAAGTAAAAGCAAACTTAGAACGAACTAAGCGTGAGTTACCTATTAAGTTATCTGCACAAGCCGAGAATCATTTTGCCGAATCGTTTACCAAAGGTGGACTTGACGAATATAAGTGGAAGGAAGTCAATCGTAGAATAGATGGTACTAAGGAATACAAGTACAAGCCAAAAGGGATAAGTCTATCGGCTAACCGAAGCAACCCTATCTTAGTCGGTACCGGTACACTTAGACGCAAGGTAGCAAGGTCAGCAGTTGAACGTACATTCCAACGCATACGATTGCAAGTAGACTTACCATACGCAGCTATACACAACGAGGGCGGTCAAGCAGGTCGCAATCACGCATCGACTATTCCTGCAAGACCATTTATGAAACAAACAGCAACATTAACAAGTATGCAAACGAGCTTGATTCGTGAGTATATGGATAAAATTTGGAACACTTAACACAAGAACAATGGCAAGAACAGTACAACAGTGCAATGATTATTTAGTAACGCAGTTAGTAACGCAACTCGGTAGTATCGGCATAACAATCAATCCCAACACTTGGTCAGCAAGGAATCTATTAAGGGCGATATGCTATACGTTTGCGGTTGCTCAATCACTTGCCGAGCAGTTGCAAGACATCCAAATCGCAAAGATGCAAGACATATTAGAGAAGTCAGCGTCAGGGAGTGCGAAGTGGATACAAGATGCCGTGTTTAGATTCCAATACTCATCCGCAACACCTCAATACTTGACAAACGTGGGTGGTGTTGTTCAATACCCAATCATCAACGAATCATTGCGTATCGTAACGGCTTGTTCAGTTGGTACTAACTTCGCTAATCAAGTATTAGTCAAGGTGGCTAAAGGTTCACCACTTGTTTCATTGACATCACCCGAAGTGACCGCATTACAAAGTTATGTTTTACTTAAAGGAACGGCAGGTATAACATACGTTGTATCATCAGCAGCATCTGATAAGATTCGTATCGAAGGAAGTATTTACTATCAAGGTATCTATGCTTCAGTTATCAATACCAATGTCATCAATACTTTGAACACATACCTTGCAAACTTATCCAAGACTAACTTCGGTGGTGATATTAAAGTATCAGATTTGGAGACACTTATCCGTCAAATTGAAGGTGTGAATGATGTTGTATTTGAACGAGTATCTTGTCGCTTAGATGGTGCTGCCGTTCTTACTGGGGTTGATTTAGTCTTGGCAGGAGATTGGGTGTTAAGAAAATATACATCAGGTGCAGGATATTTGGTTCAAGAAACTACGGCAGGTCATACCTTTACAGATACACTAACTTTTATAGCTGAATAATGGCACAACTTTTTAACATCGATATAAACAAACTTATATCGGATTTACTTCCGATTAATAAGCGCACTACTTATATTAAGACCTTATCGTCAGGATTACTATCAGCGTTCAATCGTATGTATCAAATCTTCTATAAGTCAATGATAGGTGATACAACGGCTACTACTTGGAGTGCAGGTACATACACCGCAGGTGCGCACGTTAAGTATAAAGATGGTTCGGTTTACGAATGTATGGTATCATCAACAACGGCAGAACCTACCGCATCAACTGATTGGTTGCGCATACTTGATAGTTTTATTGGTTCGGATGAAAGTCAGAACTTCAACGCTACTAAATTGGAATTGGAATACGCATTGAACAAACGCTTCGGCACAACGTACGTTAATCCTCCAAGTGTTAGTCCTATCTACATCTCAAACATCACACCGCCTGTCATTGTTTTTCGTGTGGGTGGTATTGAATCAATATCATCATCATCATACAACAACGGAAGTGATTCATTCGTGATAAACGATTATAGCTTTCCATTACCTGCTAACTTTACCATCAACATACAAACCGCAACATACAACGCATTAGGCACAACGAAAGAACAGATAGTGCGAAAATTTGTTGATAGATATGTCGCAATCGGACTTACTTACACAATAACACCATACTAAAAAAATGAAAAACTTACTAACAAACTCAATCTCAACAACGGTTGGATTCCCTGTCAAATCAGGAACACTTGACTTTTTACAAACCGCATCAAGCGAGATGCTAATTGCCATAGCACGTTCGATTGTTGGCAAAGGATATTCTGCATCTACACCTTATGCTTTATATGGATGTAATAACTTAGGCTCAGGAAGTACATACGATATACAAGCAGGTATTATCTTATGGAATGGCGCATTATATCTTTGTGGTGGTGGTTATATTCCATCATTACCAGCAGGTACTACCGTATATTTAACAAAGAATACAAGTTATGTGACAAGTTCGATTGCTGACCCTGTTACTTTCACCGATGGTGTAACAAGGAATGTTCATCAAGATACTACAATGCTTGTAGGTTATAACGCAATTGCACCATCACCGACTGTAGGATTTGCTTATTCGTCATTAGTCCTTGTTTCAGAAATGCCTTATATTTCTGTAGCTTCTTATGGTTCAGATGTTGCATCAGGTACTGCTAAATATAAAATAAATAGAGATGGATTAATCTCGTTATCTGGAAGAGTAATTTTAGATGCAAGTACAACATATTTTGCAACATTATTTACATTACCTGTAGGATATAGACCTACAAATGATTTATGGTTACCTATTTTTTGTATAACTTCAGGTGGCAGTATGTTAATTGCATCATTACAAATAGATACAGGAGGTCTTGTGCTATTGACAAATACATCAGGAAGTGGTAGTAATTTAAATTCAATGGTTTGTTATTTAAATGGAGTATCATTCTACAACAACTAATCCCATCCCAATGCAAGAACCAAAGAAGTCAACATCACTTGAAAGAAAAGTGGAAGCATATCCAAATCCGAAGTATCATACGTTGGTGGTCAACTATGCCAAAGACCAAGAAGTAAGTAGGTCGGAAGTAGTCGGCGATGCCTTGCGTTTATACTTTGATTCAATGCCGAAAGATAAGATTGAACGGCTATTAAAGTCATAAAAAAGATTTGTAATGTACAAGCCTTCCATACGTTGGGAGGCTTTGTATTTTTGCACCTATGGAGATGGAATTTGAATATTGCATTGATTGTACCGCAGACGAACCGATAATGTTGGTTAATCGTCAAATCGGTGCATCTTACACCGAAGAAGGTGAATGGGATGAAATTCCATACATCGATGGTGCTAAATTCCAAGAAGAGTTATTATGCCTTGATATGATGGGCAAAAAAAGAATCCAAGTTTGGATTAACTCCGAAGGCGGTAGTGTTTTGCAAGGAATGAATATCTTCAACGCAATCATCAAAAGCCGTACTCCTGTTGATACTTACAACGTAGGTGTCGCTGCATCCATATCAGGTGCAATCTTTATGGCAGGACGCAAACGTATTATGTCCGACTATGCTCAGTTTATGATGCACCCTGTAAGCGGTGGTGATAGCAAGTCAATGGATGCTTTTAAGACATCAATCGCTACAATGTTATCCGCAAAGTGTGGAATTGAGATTGATACAATTATGTCCTTTATGGATGTCACTACTTGGATGGATGCAAACAAATGCAAAGACTTAGGCATATCAACAGATACTGAATTTACAAGTTCTTTAAACAAGAAATTTGTACCAAATACAACTTCCGAGATAATGCCGTATGCCGATAAACTAATCAATAAATTAATCACTAAAACTAAACCAAAAATGACACAAGTCACGAATAAGTTGAACCTTAACGCAGATGCTAACGAAGCATCAATCGTAGAGGCTATCAACAAGTTGCAAGAAGCAACAAATGTCGCTACTGCTGCAACTGAAACGGCAAACAATGCTCGTATCGCAGCAGAAGAAAGAATCGCTTCATTAGAAGCAGAATTAACACAAGCCAAAGCAGAATTGGAAGCATCGAAAGAAGCTACATTGGATGCAGAAGCTACCGCATCAGCTACTGAGTTGGTAAACACATTTAAGGCTCGTATCGGTAACAAAGCCGAGACATTAGCTAAATGGGTTAACCTTGCTAAGTTAGATATGGAAGGAACTAAGTCAATCTTAGAAGACTTACCATTGAACGTAGCATCACCTAAAGCTAACGCTGAACCTGAATATCAACAAGCGACTGCCGCTTCTATTATGGCTAACATCACCGCTAAAAATCAAGTTAAAAACTAAACCCTAACATACAATTCTAAAATGAAACAAACACAAAAATTCGCACTATCACTTGTACTTATTGCCCTCGTTAGTACAACTCTGTCAATGGCAGTAGGTGCATCACCTTTAATGGTCGCAGGGGTATTATTTGCTATTGGAGCAGTTATCGGTGCAGCTAAAGCATTCGGTGCAACTATTCCTAATTTAACTCCATCAGGTTCTTTGAAAGGAGACGGATTCACAATCTCTGATACAACCTACGCAGGTGAAGCAGCAGGTCAGTTTATTGTTCGTGCCATTACTGGTAACGAGACAGTTCAAGGTGGTCACGTTTATGTAAAAGATGGTATCAAAAAGAAATTCACTATTCCACGTTGGGATGCTGATTATGAAGATTTGATTCAAGATAGAATGGCTACACCTGTAAGCAAAGGTGAGCAAGTTATTAGTTCTCGTACATTAACTCCTGCCGATTATATGATTTATATGGAGTTCAATCCTCGTGACTTTGAAGACCATTGGTATGCTCAACAATTGAATCCTACTTTAATCGACCGAACATTACCTGCATCAGTTGAATCAGTAGTTATTCAACAAGTATTGAAGCGTCACGATAGATACGTTAACAAGATTATTTGGGGTGGTGATACAACTACAACAGGTATTTACAAATACTTTGATGGATTCGTTAAAAAAGCAACTGATGATGCTAATACAGTAGATTTAGCAGGTTCTTCAATCTTGACTACAACTCTTGGTACTAATATCTTAGCTGAGGTTCAACGTATTTATGACTTAATTCCTGCGGCTTTAAAGTATGACCCTTCAATGAAGTTATTCTTGTCTTATGACTTGTATGATGCTTATGCTAAAGCTATCATCGCACAAACTTACAAAGGCGCTGATTACCAATCAATGCAGTTAGACTTGAAATACAGAGGTTTGCCAGTAGTTCGTATTGCTGACTTCCCTGCTTACAAGATGATGTTCGCTAAAGGTAGCGCAGGTATGGATTCTAACCTTTGGGTAGGTATGAACTCGGTTGAAGATGCTAAGTTGGAAATGAACAAAGTGCAAAACAACTCTGAATTGTTCTACGTTAAAATGTTGTGCAAATTAGATGTTCAATTCGGATACACTCAAGAAGTTGTAAACTACGTTTAAGATGAGTTACACTAAAGAGCAGATTCTCTCAATAATAAAAGAAGAAGTAGCCTTCAATAGCCATATCGAACAGGTATGGCTATCTGAAGACGGCTTAAACTTTACTTGGAACGAGAATAGTAAAAACTATAAAACATCATTCTCAAGGGAAGAGATACTAAATCCCGAACAAACAAAAAAAGAAGTTAAAACAACAACAAAAAATAAATAATTATGCCTAATACATCAGCAAGAATACCATCTTCAGCAAAAAACATCGACAATACACATCGCAAATATCAAAGCGATTATCAAGCACCAGCATACGCTGCCTCTATTGCAGTTGTAACTAAAGCTAACTGCAAAGACACACTTATCAAAGTTGGTCAATTAACAGGTGCTTTAACTTTAACTTGTGCTACTGACACAAACTTCGTAGGCGATACAATGACCTTCTTGTTTACTTGTGATGCAACAGCTCGTACTATCACATATTCAACAGGATTTGGTTATGTAACTGCTACTCAAATATTAGTTGCATCTAAATCAGCATCTTCAACTTGGATGTGGAATGGTGCAATTTGGGTAGAAGTATGTCGTTCGATTGCTACAGCATAAGTTAACCTTTAAACCACAACAACAATGGCACAGCCAAATATAACCTTCATAGAAGGTAGCGGTGGATTAGGTCGACCACTTGAAAGTAAAGACCACATAAGCGGATACGCAGTATTCTCTTCGACTTATGCAACAGTATTGCCATCAGGATTCACTACAACGGCAAGAGTGAAAGCCTTGTATAGTGCTGATGATGCAGTTGCAGCAGGTATTGTTAAGGATTATTCAGATGGTGCTTCAGCATCTGGTTCTTATGCAGTTACCGCCATTGGTCAAGATGGTAATACGGTTGAATTAAAGGTGGCAGATTTGAATCCATTGACAGGTGCATCTCGTACTATCTCATTGGGTGTATATACAAAAGTAGCAGGTGATACAACAACTACTTTAGTTGCAACGGCTATTAAGAACATTATCAATTCAGGTACTGCGACTCACGGATATACTGCAACATCATCAACGGCAACAGTTACTATTGTAGCACCTAAATCAATGGGTTCATTCTTGAACTCAGGCACTCCAATAACTGCGACTTATGTAACAACAGGAACTGCAATAGCAGGTACTATTACTCAGTTTACAGGCGGTGCAAGTTCACAAGCGGCTATTCACTATTATCATATTAGCGAGTTCTTCCGTATGCAACCGAAAGGTATCTTGTATGTTGGTTTGTACAACACATCAGCAACGTATACCGAGATCACCGATATGCAGACTTATGCAAATGGTTCTATGCGTCAAGTAGCCGTGTTTAAAGATGGTACTTGGGCGAGTGGTGATATTACAATACTAAACACAATAGCAGTCACTAACAAGACTAACTACAAGCCGTTAAGTATCTTGTATGCAGGTAACTTGGTAGCTACTACTGACATCACAACTGTAACTGATTTTTCTACTGCAACAACTAATCTTGTTACATCGGTTATATCTCAAGATGGTGGTGGTAAGGGTAATTTCTTATTTGAATCATCATTGACAGGTGGTAACAAGAAATCAATCACAAACATTGGATGTGCATTAGGTACTATCGCACTTGCTAAAGTAAGCGAATCAATCGCTTGGGTTGGTAAGTTCAATATTAGCGATGGTGTTGAGAATGAAATAGTCGAATTTTGCAATGGTCAATTATGGACATCATTAAGCCAATCAGCATTGGAGTCATTGTTCTCTAAGCGTCATTTGTGGGCAAAGAAATTTACAGGGGTAAGCGGTACGTTCTGGGTGGATTCATCGTGTGCGGTCGCCACTACCTCAGATTATGCTTACATTGAGAACAACCGCACCATCTGTAAAGCGGAACGTAACTTGTACACGGCTTACACTCCATTATTGAACTCACCTATTACTTTCAATGCAAATGGAACTATCACCGATAACACGATTGCATACTTTGAGAATGTTGGTAACGCTGCACTTGACCAAATGGTTAAAGACAACGAGTTATCTGCGAAGTCAGTAACAATCAATCCAACGCAGAATGTATTAAGTACATCAACGCTAACTATCGCAGTAACATTGGTCATCAATGGAGTTGCACGAATCATATCTATTCCAATCGGATTTAAACCATCAATAGCATAACAAAATGGCAACAGCATTACTAAACGGAGTTAACTATTCAAGTGTTAATATAACCGTCATCATACCAATCTTAGGACCAGTTATTGGCATCACTAAAGTTGAGTATATGGAAGAGCAAACTATTGACGATAACTACTCATTGGGTGTTAATCCAACATCACGAGGATTTGGTCAAAAGAAGTATACAGGTTCAATCAGCATTTACAAAGATGTTTGGAATCGAATCATTGACGCATCACCTTTGAAAGACCCTCTATCATTACCTCCATTCGAGGTAACGATAGTGTTTGGTGGCGCAGCGACAGGTGGCTATCGTAAAGAAACACTTCACGCTGTTAACTTCAAATCGAATCCATTCTCAGTGAGTGCAGGTGATACAAAAGTATTACTCGACATTCCATTGGCGATTGGTGGCATTGATAGAGTATAATTCGTAACAATTAAAACAAAATAAAGTGGCAAAAGAAGTATCAGTATTATTAGACATCATCAGTGATGAAGAACGCAAGAGTTATGAAGATAAGTGTATCGAATTAGCAACTGCACATAACGTAGGCAAGGTTCACGTTTGCGTACAATTTAAACCTGAAACTAACGAACGAATAGTAAGCTACATCAAAGAGCCGAACTATGTAAGTAAGTTAGCGTTAATGGGTAAAGCGAGTGAGTTAGATATGTATGCAGCAGGAGAGGAACTTCGGTTGATATACCAAATCAAAGAAGAGTCGCATCCATTGACTTATGGCGAAACGTATGATTGTGAGCCGTATAAATTAGGTGTAGTTCAACATTGTCTTGGTGTTATTACCATCGTAACAAATCGCTTTAAAAAAAACTAAGCGAATACAAAATTAACAACGACACCGAAGATATACACCGTATGGCTGCGTATATTCGGTGTTGTTGTCATTTA